CCCCGCCCCCGGCCTCGATGAACTGATTTGCATTTATTGCAATCCCAACATGAGAAATATTTGAAACCGACCGACCAAAAAAAAGCAAACTATTTTTTTGTATTCCGGAACCGTTTGATTCTTTTACAAAATGGTTATAAAGAGTTTGCGCCGTTTGATCCCCTTTCGGGTCAAGGCCATAAAAAGATAAAACTTCCTGAACGTACCCCGAGCAATCAAATGCCCCGCCGCCGTTCGCGCCCCATATATAGGGCGTCCCTATAAAACTTTTTGCATATTCGATTAATGTCATAATTAAAAACCCCTTTATCATATTATTAATAATAAAATTATCGTTGTTGCCATTAAAAAAATTGTTATTCCAATTATTGCGTCAAAATCTGATTTATTCATTCGATTTCCTTTCGGGGGTTATATCACCCCTCACTCCTTTTTGACGCCTTAATTACTTTGGCCGGTTATTGTTTAGTCCCTTATTTCCTTCAAAGCTTGGCGAGCGCGCTTACCCCCGATTGTTTCATACCCTCGAGCCCTCCCCTCAGTAGGGATTTTTTCCATGTCGGATGTAGCAATACTCTCCATATAATCTTTATCCCCACTAGGCAGCCACCACCAATTTTCGCAGTCAGCGTAAAACCGCAACGCCTCCTTGGCGATCTCAAGCTTGGCGCGGAGTTGTTTTGACTCGGTTTTTTTCATTGTAACTAACCTGCCTGGATTGCCGATCTCTTTTGCAGTTACCTCTAGGCCAATTTCGTCTAAGAACTTAGATACTTTCAACATATTATCGCGGGTAAACTTTATCTCCCCAACAAACTCAAATTCTACTTCTTCACTCACCCCTCACTCCTTTCTTTCTGCCTAGCTCTGGCGCGTTTGCCGCCGTACCTAATTGCATCGGTATATATTTTCCCAACGTCGAGGAAATAACAATCATGTATATCTACAACGTCTTTATAGTGTTCAACCTCGCCCGATTCCCATACGTCTTTATCCGCATAATAATCAACCACCGCCTTCTCTTTCGCTAGTTCGTTTTCTAGCTGTTGGATGCGCTCAAGTGCGGAGCTTAAATGTCTTTTGAGTGTTTTTGATATTAACCTCTTCTCGTCGGTACAATCTAAACAAACCAAGCTGTCATATAAACCGCCCATCGTGTGACATTTTTCGCATTTCCCGTAATGAATCTCACTCATCTCTTTCCCCTTACGCCAATAACTATTAATAAATGGTAGTTACTGGCGCTTGTTTTTATTGAAACAAATCCCTATTAACCGCTTCTTTTTCAAGTAAACCGATAATTTTATCAAGTTTTTCTTCAATGCTTAAATTATTATTAACTTTTTCTGAATTAGAAAAAATTTGAACGGGTTCGACGAATTTTTTTTCCTTTATGTTTTCCCGAACCTGGCCTGGGGTTAATTTTAAAACGCTCGGTAAATAAACCTTTGTGTCGCGCTCAAGTCCCCTGATTACCCCGTATGGGAATGCGCCCTTGTTAGTCCATTGAATAATAGTTTGGCGACCATGCCCCCAATGCTTCGCTAAATGTTTTGTTCTTAATTTATAATCGTTTAATGTTTTCATTTATTAACTCTCCGAATTTTCCGCCCCAACGATTCCAGCGTATATTGATATTTAACCTTGTTTTTATATAGGCAAACGAAATCTTTTCCCCATTTGTTTTTTCTAATGGATAAAACCCGCCCCGGCTGTTTCGCCGGAAACCCTCGTTTAATAATTGTTCTTGGAATACTTCGAACTATTTTTTCGTCGGGGTTGTACTCATACAACCCCTCAAAATTAACTATTTGATAAAACATAACCTACCCTTTTGTTTTAACTAAAACGGAATATCATTGTCGGCATCAAAATTAGCGCCCCCAAACGTTTGCGAAACTTGATTAACCGTAATTCCCTTTTCTTGACGAATTTTCATCAAGTCGCCTTTTACTTTTAAACCCGACAACGCTTTAACGGCCGTCCCCGAATCCATTTGATTTTTAAATCCGCCCCCTAAATCATTAACCCATTTAATTTTAGGTCTTGTTTCGCCGTTATATGTTTCATATTCAACGACTAATTCCAAATCCTTGTTTTTATCAAGGGCGTTTTCCTGATTTTTAACTAGTTCGCTTAAATCGTCCCCCATGAAACCCATGGTAACTAAACTTTTGAGCGTGATATTTAACGCTCGTTCGGATAATGATCCGAACCACGTTAAACCGATTGTTGTTTTAACGAAAACCTGGGGCGCTTGTTTTCCCTCTAAAACCCCCCATGCCGTAACTTGACCGATATGGTTTCCGGCCTTAATTTTTTCTTCATTTGGATTATCAACTTGTGGTGCCATTGCCTACCTTCCTTTGTAATTTAGTTAATATTTCTTCCAATCTTGGAACATTGTTTTTAAATTTATCCATTGTTTCCGATACGGTATTATAAAAACTTTCGTCTTCGATTTTTTCCATTAATACCCAAATTTTATCGGTTAATTCTTTTGTTTTTTCCGCTTCCGAGCGTAATGCCCTCACCGAAAACTCGTCCCATGATAATGGCATTTCAAGCGGTAATCCGTAACGGTTTTTCGCATCAAACGCGGGGCGGGTTTCCGTATATAAAACGCGAGTTCCGTCGCCTAGGGCAGTTACTTTTTTCGTTGCGGAATCTTTTGAAGTTACAACCTCGTTTTTTGCAAATAAAAGCGCGTCCATTGATTCCGTTATAAAGTCACTTGCTTTTCGATGTAACTTTAATTCGTAACGGTCGTAACTCTCCCCAACAACCGGGTCGTCCATTCGTTTAACGTGCGAATGCGCAATTAGTATTATATTCATCCCGTTATTTCGGAGTTGTCGCAAGTTGAATAAAAATTGATCCCAATATTCAAGGGCGAAAATATACCCTTTCGCAAAACCGATTCCCTCGATTGATTTTTTATTATGATCGGAAGCAACGATTGTATGAATCATTTTTTCGAAATGGTCGATTGAATCAACAACAACCGTTTTAAAATCGTGGTTTTTCTTGTCGCGCAATTCATAAAGCGCGTCCAACATTTCTTTAAAGTTTTTAATTTCAACTCTCGACGTATCAATAAAATCCGCGCCCCCGTCCTCGGTGACCAAAAAAATTGGATTTGGAGAGTTTGAAGCGAACGTTGTTTTCCCAACCCCCGCCGGGCCATGTATTCCAATGAAAAATGGCCGTTGCTTAATACCTTTTGTTACCCTTTCTAAAATACTCATTAATTTAATTCCTCTATTAGGTTTTTAACCTTTTCCCGGGCCAATTCCGGAATATGGTTATTATTAATCCAATGCGTAACGGTTTGCGTTGATCGGTAGCCGAGTTTCCCCGTTATTACAACAATCCCATGCCGTTTTATTAGTTTTTTTAACTTATTTAGCATTTATTTACCTTGATAATTTAGAAAATTTGAGTCAATATTAAATCAATATTGAGCAAAAAGTAAACGGATTTTTTATGGCGATTAATGAAAATTATTTATCCTTTATAGAAATATGTAAAAGGGACGGGGTTTATATTGATAAAAAAATCAATTTCAAACTCAAAATTTCAAAAGGTAAAATTTTTTCGTTAGGTCGTAACGGGGCATGGGAACTGCATTTCAACCCGGTTTCCATGCCTAATAAAAGACGTTTTTTAAAATTCCGATGAAAAGTTTTTTGATCCGATTTTATTGGGTTGTTGTCGTTTTTTATCTTTTATATTTATTTTTTATTTTGGTAATTAGTTTAACATTATAATCCAAGCGTTTTTAAACTTATTCCATTTTGACTCTGATTCGGGACGTAAGGTTATTTTAACCGCCCCGTTAACTTCGGCAACCGGGATAAAATACCATTCGAAGGTTTCCGCAATAAATATTGCAAAAATATCAATCTCGTTTTGTTCATAAGGTATTTTTGAGTTTCCCCCGCGCCCTACAGAAACCCCATAATTTGGGCCTTCCGAAAAACATGATTTAACTTGAACCTTTAAAACCCGATTACCGTTGTCCACTATAAAATCGTAAATGGTTGATTGAATTTGAGGCCTTGAGACAACCCCGCCTTTTTTTGTTGTCTCTAACAAAAACTGTAATTCCGCAATGTTCCCATTGTAAACGGACATATATTTATTGTTGCGTATGATACTATTAAAAGCAAATGGAACTAAACGTTTTAGGAATCCCTGTCAAGATAGTAAAAATTACCGATCTAAAAGACGAGTATGGGAAACCTATCGACGCCGATTATAGCGCCGTAAAAACAACCATAAAGATTGATTCAAAACTTCGCGGCAAGGCCCGCGTTCATGCTTTAATACATGAATTAGGCCATGCCGTAATCGATGTGTTAGGGGCGCATAACTGCAATTTATCCCATGATTTAGAAGAATTGATTGTTGATAATATTGGTCGTGTTATTTCGGAAAATTTTGAATTAAGGGGGCGAAAATAATCCGCCCCCTCAACTTAACCTAAACAGAGTAGATAGACATTTTGGATGAAGAAAAAGCCTAATTTAATGGTAAATCAGTTTTAGAAAATCGTCACTAGAAATTGCAATAAATTTGTTACATTTTTTTATCGGATAATCTATTGATTCCGAAGTTCGCCCAACGCCAATAATATATTCATGGCATCGGCAAGTTTCGTTATATATTCCGCATCGTGTAATTTTCTTTTTGAAGTTCGAACAAGAATTAATCCAAATCATCAAAAGAATCATCAAACTCTTTTTTATTTTTGGCATTTTTTAAACGCTTCGTTTTCCATTTAGAAATAAGCGGTTTAATTAATTCAACAATTAATATATCAACCGCCGCTTTTACAATATGGATAATTAAAGTTTTCATTCGCCTTTTTTAGATTTCCAATAATCAAGGGCCTCGTCGGGTAATTCCGAAAGGTCTAACCATACTTTTACCGAAACCGCTCCAATTGGTTCGCCGTCTTGATTTGGATCAAAAGATTTTTCAAATTCAATTAATACTTTTCCGTTTTCAAATTTAACAATTTTTCCCATTTTTTTATTCCTTTTTTATTTCGATTAAATAATCGATTATTTTATCCTGGCCACTTCTCAATGCCGATAAATTTTTTTCAATTGAAATTACTGCGTGTTTTAATTCGTTAAACTCCGCCCTTGTTGGGGGCGTGGTAAAAAAGATATTAAAAACGGCCGTTGCGGAAATCAATCCAACCCCGCCGACAACCGTTAATATAATATCTTTTATTTTTATCATGTTGGAATCAAATATTCGGTTAAAGTATAACGGGCATCTCCGGATACTCGTAAATTTGTCCCCGTGGGAACCCAAAATTCCGCGGTTTTTGAACCCATGCCTTCGTAATAACCGCCGCATATAATTGTTCCGGTTTGCCCTGAATTAAAATTTGCGCTAACGGTTTCGCCCGGATTAACAACAATGTCTTGAACCCTGGTTAACGCTAACGTATATCTAGTTTGGGATTGATCCACTTCAAACCCCGAAACCCTTACTTGAAAGTCTCCCGAAGCAGAACGAAACCACATTATCAAAACGTTTTGCGTGTTATTTGTAAACACGGCCGTATCCGACGGTTGCAATGCCGCCGAAGTTGAAAAGGAAGGTATATTTTTCAATGCAACGTTATCATTGATAAAAAACTCTCCGCCGTCCACGTCCGCAACAACATAGGCAAATCTACCAGCGGGAACCGCCTCGTTTGATGTATTTGTTTTAGTTGTTACCGTTGCCGGGTTATAATCAAAAGGTTTAAAAAGGGCCATTAGTTAACCTCTCCAATTAAAAAAACAGTAAATCCATTAATGGGCGTGGGAATTGAACTAATGTCCAATCGTAAATAATCGCCAACGGAAACCGCTTGCTGTGAACCGTTAAAAACGGCATTTGTTGATTCGCTGTAATCGGAAGCGGTTCCAAAATCAAGCGAAGGTTTTGTTGTAAAAACCGTTGCGAAGTTTGCCGGATCAAGGTCAACCGATTTTTGAATATCCATTTCCAAAATTCCAGTTACCCCGGCGGTTGTAAAAATTCCAACCTTCGCATCCAGTAAAGTAAATTCCTCGCTGGCCCGCCAAAGATCAACGCCCGTTAGCGAAGCGCTCGGATTACTCATCATAAACCGATCGTTCCAAATTTTTATTTTATTCGCCCCGGCCTCAACCGCTTGCGTTCGAGTGTCCAAATCCTCAAGGTTACCAACAATTTTCGTAAACAACTCTTTTCGAATTGCTTTTCCAACCTGATATAATGAACTAGCTATTGCCTGAAATGCCATTTTCTAACCTATTAAATTAGTTCCCCATTGGGTATCGTCGGAATTATCCGGTAATTCGGTTACGTCGTCTACAATATAACCGTTTAATATTTTCTCACCATTCGGCGCCGCTGTAAAATCAAGCGAACTATCGTCGGCAATCGCCCCAACCCGGTTAAATTGGTTAGATAAATCCGAAAAAGTTACGACGGTTTCGCTAGGGCCTCGATTAATAGCGGATATTATTCCAACTTTTTGCGTGTCGTCGGAATTTCCAAACCTATCAAAAAGTCGCTCAAAACTTATATAAATTTTATCATTTAGATTTTTTAGGGCCAAATTTAATTTTGTTTTTATAGTGACGATATTTTGGGTTAACGAATGAATTAACCCGTATCGTTCCGCAATGGTTTCCGCGTCGCCTTGTTCATATAAATAAACATCAACTATTTTTTCGTTTTTTGTTCCAATAAGATAATCAACGAAATTATTTGTAAATTCGGCGGAATCATTCCCTTTTTCACCAGTAAACCTATCCGCATCAAAATGTTTATATTTAACTGTTATTTTACGGCGAACATCGGAATGGGTTCCAACGTTAAAATTATCTTTGGCCCCGCCAATTATGTCGTCGTCTTTTATTATTACCCCGTCCGTTGGTCTATCGGGGGTTAAAACATTATAAGAAATTTGGAAATTTGTTCGGGCCACAAGTGAACCGAAAACCGATTGATTAATTAAAGTTATTGTTTCCCGTATTGTTTTGGGTTCGCCCTCCGGCTCCAATGGAATGGCAAAACTAACAATATAGCCCGCCTCGTTTTTTGAGTCGGTAAAACTATCTAAATCTAAATTTGTTAAATCGGCGTCGGTTGTAATTAAATCCTTTACGGCATCCGAGGCGGTTTTAATCCACTCTCCGGAACCGTTTTCTTTTCCAATACAATTAACCGTTACAATTGATTCATCCCCAATATATGTAACGTTTTTTCGTTTTGAGATTGAACCTAGATTTGTTACCCCAAAATAAGCAACCCGTAATTTTAGATTTGTAGCGTCAACAACTTCTAAAATCTCATAATAAACTTGATGGGCCAAATCGTCGGAAACAATCCAATCCCTCGGTTTTAAAACCGCGTCGAAATTTGTTCCCGTCCCCACTACGTCGCGGGAACCATTTGTAAAATCAAGAGTTCCTTCAAGTTTTTGGGGGTTAGTTGCGTTAAATTCGGCCAAATCGTTAAAATTAATTTTGCATTCGGTTGTATTGGAAACGGTAAAATCCCGATCAATTAACAATTCTTTTTGATTGAAAAATATATTCCTAATTGGATTTTTTGAAACAGTTGTTCCGGCGCTCGGAAACGTGTCGAGATTTTGAAATAAAACAATAGTTTGGCCGGAAATTCTTTTTATTTTTGCCGTTTCTGTTCCAACCTTAATTGTATCGTTTACAAAAAAATCGGTTGTATCCATTGTAAAACGGTTTAGTTGAACCCCTGTTATAACGGTTGTTGTCGGTTCCCTTAGTTTATGGCCGGCAATATGAAAAACCCTGTTCCGGGTTCTAATTGGAATTTCATGTTTTATCGTCGCTGGTAAATTTGAAAAAGGAACTTCCGTTTCCTCGGATGCCGTTAAGCTAATATCGGATTCCACGGAATCAACTTTTATTGTTTTTGTTTCCAAATCGGTTATATAACTAATTTCATCCCCTGGTGAAACCTCGGATAAAAAAAGCGTCCCCGCCCCTGTTATAGTTGGGGAATCGGCGGCTCCGGCAATTGTTCCGGTTAAACTGATTCCCTCTAAAACTTGATCCAATGATTGCATTTTAAGGCCATCAACCTGGCCGTATATTCGTCTTTTATATTTAACCCCGGCAACATCATTTGAAATCGTGCCGTCGGCGCTACTGAAAAAATCAAGTTTAACGGGTTGTCGTAAACGATAAATAAAATCTTTTAATCTAAATGTAACCCTTGAACTGGTATAACGTTTGTTTTCAATTTCCCCCTCGAAAATTAATTTCGCCTCCGTTATTGGAGAGTCTGGAAAATAGGAATAAATAGATATTTTTTTGTTATCCCAAAAAAGTTTATCAAATCGGGAATCAAAATATCCTGAATTATTTTCGAAAATTATTTGGCCCTCTGATTCCAAAGAAATCCCTAATAATTCCGCGTTGTCTAATTCTTGTTTGAATTGCGACGTCGATTTAATTAATGGTTCATAATGAACGGGGTTCCCGTTTTCGGTTAAATCAAATGGCGCATTAATTCCGAAATCAGAAAAAAATAAACGGTATTCGGCAACGACGAAATTTGATTGAGGGCTTGAATCATCGGCCATGCGAACATAAAGCGTTTTATTTTCATATTCAAAAAACCATGCCCCCGCCGATAATGAGGAATTTGATTCCTCGGTTAAGTCAACCCCGGCAACCGAAACCCCAACAACATAATCGCTAACGGTTCTTTTATAAACCGCCCCCGAATCAAGTTCCCATAAAACTAAACGTTGGGTCGGTTGAGCATGGGCCAAAACCGCCTTTTTTGAGGCGGGTTTTTGGGCCAATGAACTGTAATCGTTATTTATTGCCATTTTTTAGGTATATGCGGCGCTTGAATATGTTACGCCTCCGGTTCTAAATTTATGTTTTTTGTCGGTTGAATTAATCCAAGATTCGCCATTGCTAGGTGAAACCGGATCGGACGTTAAAACGCCGAGAAATCCTTTTCTAGGTAGTCCGGGGCTGTTATAGTCTCCGCCTTGTCTTGACGCTAGCAAGGTAAAATTTTGATCAAATGCCGAAGAATCGGCCGTTGTTTCTAACGTACAACCCGAACTTGTTATATTGTAAATAAAAACGCCCTCGTCGCCATTTGCAGCGGTTTCCTCAATACCCCCCGTCAATGCCGGAGGGGTTGTAAATAATCCCGGCGTAAAAACTATATCGGTTATACCTGTTCCCGTTCTATTTACCGATTGAATAAAAGTTTGGGATTCGCTTGTTATGCTTGATGTCCCGTTGTTTTGTATTTTTGCCCCAAAAAAGTTTTCGCTTCCACTAGGGGTTCCGGCATAATCCCCCGCCTGTCTTACTGCATGAATTGTGACGGGAACGTCGTGAGCTATTGAGTCGGCGGTTGTTCTAAATGTAAAACCGGAAGTTGTTAGCGACTGAATAAAAACGCCCTCATCCCCTTGTAATGCTAGATTGTTAATTGATCCATGAACCATTGGTTCAATTGTAAAAAATCCGGGCGTAAAAACAACGTCAACCG